TTCGGCGTCCTTGCTCTTGCGCTGGATAATCTCCATCGGCGCGTCTCCCTTCGCCGGGACGATGCTGATCTCAATGTCCAGCGCACCGCGCCAAGCGCTCGAGCCGCGAGCTCTGTGCTGAGTCTCTTCAGAAACTCCAGTATGGTGGACCAATATGATTGTGCAATTAAACTCTGCCATTAGCATAGCGCAGGCGTCCAGCATTGCCTTAGCGTCCTGGGATGAATTCTCATCGCCGGAGTTGAAGCGGTGCAGAGTATCTATCGTGATGATGGCGGGCTTGATGGGCAGCGCCCGGATGTGCTCGGACACCTTGCGGTAGCCCTCGGGAGTATCCAGATCGCAGCCGCTCTTGCTGAGATACATATTAAGAGCCTGACCATTCCCGTGGTGCTCCTTCCAAGCTGCTATCCGGCTGCGCAGACCATGGTGGCCCTCGCCCGCCAAGTAGACAATCGCCCCTGGCGTGACCCGATGCCCGAACCAATCTTGCTGGCCCTGGGCCATCCGCAGGCACCAGTCGAGCGTGGCGAACGTCTTGCCGCCTCCGCTCGGGCCGTGGATCATAATCAATGCGGCCTGCTGAATCCATCCCTTCACCATCCATCTTATTGGCGCTGGCTGGCGGGAGAACTCGTCGGCCGGCATCAGCCAGTCGCTTACTGCTGGCTCAAGCAGCGCCGCCAGGTCGTTGCCGGCCTGAACGTAATCGTTGGCGTCCCCAGCTGCTGGCGGAATCACTGACCGAGCACCGTATTTCGCGCTGGCCTGCTCGGCATAGCGCTGGCCGACTCCACTCGCATCGTTGTCGGCAACGATCACCAAGTCCTGCTGCGCCCCGAACCGATCCCGAAGCGCTCCGGTCACCGGCACTAGATTGCTGGCGCTGTACGCCACTGCGCACGCCTTGCCGGTGGCTTGGTGGATCGTGGCAGCAGTAGCGAAGCCCTCGGCGATGTAGATGGTGCTGCTAGGCTCGCCAAGCATCCAGAACTTGCCGCCCGTAGCGCCGCCGGGGTGGTAGCGCTTCTCGCCATCGGCTGCGATGTACTGCACGCTGGCCAGATCGCCCTCGGCGCCATAGAGCGGGACCATCAACCGCCCGTCGCCGGTGATCCTTGCGCCATTGGGTGCGATTCCCTTTCGCGCCAGATACGGGTGATCGGCGCTCGCTGCGCCGCCTGCTGTCCAGATCGCATCAACGGTGCTAGCGGCAACCGCCTGGCTTCGCTGCTGCTCGGCCTCCCGCGCTGCCTTCGCCTCGGCCATCCTTCTAGTATGCGCGAGCTCCTCGGCGATGGTGAGTTTGCGCCCCATCTCCGCCTGCCAGGCCTGCTCGATGCCTGCTCGCCAGCAGCCGAACCTGCCTGCTGGGACGCCGTCGCCGAAGGCCACGTACCAGCCGGGCTTGCTGTGGCCTGGCGTGCCCTTGGTCCCGCTGCTGAAGCGGTGCAGCTTGCCGTCTAGGTAGATGTTCTCTGGTGGCTCCAGGCCGGCTTCTACCATTGCCTCCCGTAGCTGCTCGTCTGGCGGCTCGATTCGCCTCGGCTCTGGGAGAGCGTAGACGCCGCCGAAGATGCTAGTCAGGTCTGCCATTCGGCGCCTTCAGTAGATAGGTCGACAACCGCTGTATCGCGGTGATGCGTGGCCGCTTGGAGCGACCTCGCTGGAGGGCAAGAACGGTACTGTAGTGCAGGCCGGTGGCCGCTGCAACGACTCTGACCTTGCGGTCTTGCAGAGCGGCAACGACTTGCTCAATCGTCATCATAAAGCGTACTCCTGAAAAAAAGTTGGTGAAGATCGAAAAAAAGTGTACCACAACCTCAAAAAGGCATGGTACTATTCTTCTATGCACTGAACGGATCTCCCGACGAGTGCTGCAACAGAAGGAAACGAAATGAACGCAAAGATCAACCAAGCCATCGCCGACTGCGACCGCTTCATTGCTAAGGAGCAAGCACAAGCCGCTGACCTCCGACCGGCGGATGTTGCCAAGATGTTGGACTTCTACATTGCGCACCGCGCCAAGCTCATCAAAATGCTGGAGGCCTGAAGATGGCCATCAACCTAAAAACCACCGCATCATTGGCGTCCAACGGCGCCAAAATCTTGGTCTACGGCCAAGCCGGCGCAGGCAAGACCACACTGGCGGCAACCCTGCCAGCGCCCATTATCTTGAGCGCCGAGGGCGGGCTCCTGAGCATTCAGGATGCCAACCTGCCCTACATCGAGGTGAGTTCCATGGCCACCCTGATGGAAGCCTACTCTTGGCTGCGCGACAGCCACGAGGCCAAGGACTATCAGTCGGTAGCGCTGGACAGCATCAGCGAAATCGCCGAAGTGGTCTTGAACGCTGAAAAGAAGTCGAACAAAGACCCAAGAGCTGCCTACGGCGCGATGCAAGAGCAGATGGCGGACATTATTCGCGCCTTCCGAGACTTGCCCGGTCGGCATGTCTACATGAGCGCCAAGCTAGAGAAGACCCAGGACGAGATGGGCCGGGTCTTGTACTCGCCCTCGATGCCGGGTAACAAAACCGGCCAGGCGCTGCCTTACTTCTTCGACGAGGTCTTGGCCCTGCGGGTCGAGAAAGACGCCGAGGGGATCAGCCAGCGGGCACTCATGTGCGACAGCGATGGCCTCTGGCTGGCGAAGGATCGCAGCGGCAAGTTAGGAGCCTGGGAGCCTGCGGACCTTGGCCAGATCATTGCCAAGATCGGCGGTGCCAAATGATCGCCGTCTGGTTGGCCTGCAAAGAGGCGGAACGTCTAGCTACCGAGGCCCGCCGGGTTGTCGAGGACGCCATGATCGAGCAGTTCAAGGTGGCCAAAGACATGGAGGGCACGAAAACCTTTATGAACCTTGGTCATACGGTAAAGATTACCGGACGCCTGAACCACAAGATCGACAGCGACAAGCTCCAAGCGATCGCCGCCGAGGCCGGACTAGCCGAGCATCTCGGCTCACTCTTCCGCTGGAAACCGGAAATCAATTCGTCGGCCTGGAAGTCAGCCGATGAATCCATCACGCGCCCTCTGCTCGGCGCGATCACCACCACGGCGGGTCGCCCGTCTTTTTCAATCACCAAGGAATAAACATCATGGCTACTCTCGGACAAGACTACGTTGCAGCAGACCTCCCCATGGGCAAGTCTTTCGAGCCCCTGCCTGCCGGCTGGTATACGGCAGCAATCACGCAGGCCACGGTGAAGGACACCAAGGCCGGCACGGGTCGCTACATCTCTTTGAAGTACGACATTACCGGCCCCAGCCACCAGGGCCGCACGATCTTTGGCAACCTGAACATTTCCAACCCGAACCCGAAGGCCGAGGAAATTGGGCGCCAGCAGCTCAACAGCCTGATGCGGGCCATTGGCCTGGCCAAGGTCAACGACACCGACCAGTTGATTGGCGGGCAACTGAAGATCAAGCTGGCGATCACCACTAGCGACCAGTACGGAGAAGGCAACGACGTCAAGGACTTTGCCACCATCGGTGGCGGGGCAATGCCTGCGGCAAGCAAGCCTGCGGCACCTGCTGCTGGTGCGAAGGCCGCGCCGCCTTGGGCAAAGTGAGATAGCAAACCCTGGCGTGACAGATAAATCTAGGAACCTGTCACGCTTTTACCTTACAAAACAAGGAGTTAGACCATGATTATCAAGTTAAGTGTGGAAGACATTAAAGAAGCGGTGCTTGAGTACGTGGATCGCCGTGTAAATACGGACTTTTCAAGTTTCAACACGGTGGATTTCAAGTATTCCTGGGAAGGCTGCGAAGTCTTCTGGGTTGACTTCAGCGAGCCCGAGGCCACCTAATGCGCCAGCACCGCCCCGATCACGTCCTAGAACGAGCCGAGTTCTTGTCACGCGCCCGCTCGATGGCTCACCGGGGCGTTGCCCTGACGCATTCCTGGGCTCAGTGAGGGGACGGCCATGAATACAACCGTCCTCACTGCCAGCCACTACGGCGTCGTGCGTTTCGGCGATCTGCAATGCGAGGCCGTCGTCCTCAAGGGCGGCGAGCGTGGCTACGTTCGTCGCCAACTGGCCAAGCTGCTGGGCTTCCACGAGACGCACAAGGGTGGCCGATTTGCCCGGTTCCTGGCTGACTTCGCGCCTAACTCCTTGTTGGCATTGGAGAAAACTCGTGAGCCGATTCTGTTGCCGTCAGGTCGGCAGGCCCAGTTCTTCCCGGCAGGGATCATTGCGGACGTCGCGTCGGCAGTGGTGAGCGCCGCCATCAACGGCACGCTGCACAAGGCCCGCCAGGGCATCGTGCCCAACTGCATGAAGATCATGCGCGCGCTGGCCACCACCGGCGAGGTCGCGCTGATCGACGAGGCGACGGGCTACCAGTACCACCGCGCGCCTGACGCGCTGCAGGAACTGATCTCCAAGCTCATCAAATGAGCGCAATCCCAATCCCCGACGAGGTGGCTGCGGCCATCGACGCCGCCCACGAGCGCCAGGTCGAGCTACCCAGGTCGCACCTCGGCGCCAGCCAACTCGGTCATGCTTGTGATCGGTGGCTGTGGCTGTCCTTCCGCTGGGCGGTGCGCGAGCCCTTCCCTGGTCGCATCCTGCGCTTGTTTCGGCGGGGCCGGCTGGAGGAGGCCACCATAGCGGCGGACCTTAAAAGCATTGGGATTGAGATACACAGCACCGAAGGCGAGCAAGCCCGCGTTGACTTTGGCTCGCATGTAAGCGGGAGCCTGGACGGCATCATCGAGTCTGGCGTCCCTGGTGCCCCGAAGGCTCGGCATATCTTTGAGGCCAAAACGCACAGCAAGAAGTCATTTGACGATCTAGTCAAGCACGGTGTCGAGAAGTCCAAGCCGGTCCACGCCGCGCAGATGCAGGTCTACATGGCCGGCACGAACATTGACCGCGCCCTGTACTTTGCAGTCTGCAAAGACGATGACCGCATCTACACCGAGCGCCTGCGCAGTAGCCGCACCGAGGCCGAGCGCCTGATTGCCCGCGGGCATCGCATCGCCCTGGCGGATAGGATGCCCGAGCCGCTCTCCAGCAATCCAAGCTGGTACGAGTGCAAATTCTGTGCGGCGCATGACTTTTGCCACGGCAGCAAGAAGACCAAAGAGGTCAACTGCCGAACCTGCGCCCACAGCACGGCGGAGCCATCCACGCCAGACAGCGATGCGCATTGGACCTGCGCACGATTCGACCGCAGCGTGATCCCTATCGCCACGCAATACACCGGCTGCAACAGCCATGTCCTGCATCCTGACCTAGTGCCATGGCAGCGCTTAGATGGGCCGGATGCTTGGACGGCAATCTATCTCATTGACGGTCGGGAGGTCGCCAATGGGGAGGGGGATGCTAATGTGTTTGGGTCTCGGGAGTTGCTGAATGCTCCGTGACTACCAACAACGCACAATAGACCAACTCTACACCTGGTTCGATCGCAACTCCACCGGCAATCCCTGCCTGGTGCTGCCCACCGGCTCGGGAAAATCCCACATCATTGCAGCCCTGTGCAAGCGGGTATTGCAGGAGTGGCCGGACAGCCAGATTCTGATGTTGACCCACGTCAAAGAGCTCATTGAGCAGAACGTGGAGAAGTTGCGCCAGCACTGGCCCGATGTGCCTGTTGGCATCTACAGCGCCAGCATCGGCAAGAAGCAGCTTGGCGAGCCTATCACTTTTGCCGGCATCCAGTCGGTGCGCAAGAAAGCCGCGCTGCTGGGCCACGTTGACCTGGTGCTAGTGGACGAGTGCCACCTGATTGCGCACAAGGACCAAGGCGGCTATCGGACACTCCTATCGGACATCTATCGGACAAACCCAGCGGTCAGGGTGATAGGTTTGACCGCCACGCCGTACCGCCTCGGCCACGGAATGATTACCGACGAGCCGGCCATTTTTAAGGAACTCATCGAGCCAACGAACATCCTCGAACTGGTGCGCCTCGGCCACTTGGCACCTTTACGCTCCAAGCACACCACCGCCCAGCTGGACACCAGCGGGGTTCACAAACGCGGCGGGGAGTTCATCGAGGCCGAGTTGCAGGCCGCAGTTGACACCGCAGACCAGAACAATTCAGTGGTGCGCGAGATCATCAAGCTCGCCGGGGATCGCAAGGCCTGGCTGGCTTTCTGCTCTGGTGTCCAGCACGCCTGGAACATATGCGACAAGCTCAACGAGCTTGGCATCACTGCAAACTGCATTACCGGAGCCACGTCGAAGCGCGAGCGGGAACGCATCATCGGCGAATTCAAGGCGGGCCGTATCCGCTGCCTGACGAACGCCAATGTCCTGACCACCGGGTTTGATTACCCGGACATTGACTTGATCGCCATGTTGCGGCCCACGATGAGCCCAGGCCTTTACGTCCAGATGGCGGGCCGGGGTTTGCGGCCCAAGAGCCACACCGATCACTGCCTGGTGCTCGACTTCGCAGCGGTGGTGGCAACGCACGGCCCGATCACCCATGTCAGGCCGCCGAACAAGAAGGGCGAGAAGGAGGGCGCAGCGCCGGTGAAGGTATGCGACAACTGCCAGGAACTCTGCGCCCTGGCGGCCCGTGTATGCCCTGCCTGCGGGCATCCGTTTCCGGAGCCTGAAGTAAAAAAGCTCAAGCTTCAGAACGATGACATTATGGGGTTGGCGGGCAAAGAGATGGAGGTGACTGCTTGGCGCTGGCGCAAGCATGTCAGCCGGGCTAGCGGGCAGGAAATGCTCATGGTGACGTATTACGGCGCACTCTCTGATGCACCAGTGAGCGAATACATGCCGGTGAACAATCCCGGCTATGCGGGTGAGAAGGCGCGGAGGACTGTGGCAGAGATCGCCTCGGGTGCCGATGTGCTTGTGTCTGACCTCTACAACCCGCTGGACGTGGTGGCCGACATTCTGTCCTGCGGCGAGCCGCCAGACATGATCGAGTTCAAGATGGACGGTAAATATCACCGTGTTATGCAACGAAAATGGAAACTAGATGCGCCACAAACAGCCTGAGATCGTGACGATCTACTACAAGATGCTCGAGGCCGGCCCGCCCAAGTGCTGCCACAGCTGCGAGATGTATGGCACGGACGGCCTGTGCGTGGAGTTCTTCAAGGAGCCGCCGGAGGAGTTCGCCGCCACGCCGGATGCCTGCAACAAGTGGGTGATGGACCTGCCCTTCTGATGAAAACCGAGCACGAAGAACAGCGCGAACTGGTGCAGTGGATACGCCAGGCCTGCGGGGTGAGGGTCTTTGCGATCCCGAACGGTGGCCTGAGAGGCATCGCCGCCGCCGGACGCCTGAAGGCCGAAGGCGTCAGCGCTGGCGTGCCCGACCTGTTCATCCCGGCCTGGCTGTGCTGGATTGAGATGAAGCGCGAGAAGGGCGGCAGCGTCTCGTCGGAGCAGCAAAGCTGGCACGACTACCTGCGCAACCTAGGGCACCATGTGATCGTCGGGCGAGGGCAGGAAGATGCTAAAGAAAAGATGCGAAACCTAGGGTTTGTACCTAGGAATTGATGCTTTTTTTTAGGTAATATCCTTCTCACACCAACCCGCAACCAGCGAACAGGACAAAGACCATGAACAACAAACGAATCAACAAAGCAGCAGCCGCTCTTGCCCGCATGGGCTTTTCAGAAGTCACTATTGCCTCATGGCGCAAGTGGGTGGCTGATGGCTGCGGTTACAGCCACGAAAGTGGCAAGCGTGACTTGCGTAAGTGGGCGCACTACACGCGCCGCGTGTACAGCGTCAAAGGGTTTTGACGCAACCAACCCAGCCCGGCCCAGCGCCGGGCACCAAGGAGCCCCCATGATCTCTGATGCCCTCTTCGCCATAGCCCTCGGGCTTGCTGGCGCCACCTTCCTTTTCCTGGCGCTGTCATGAACGGCGCCCCACCCTGCCCGCTGGACAGCGTGGAGTTCGTCTACAACATAGACGACGTGGACCAGCCCTTGGTCTGCCACCTAGATTACGAGCCCGAGTGCGCAGGCCACGGGGATCACCCCGATTACCCAAGCACTATGTGCTTGGCGGCGGCCTACATCAAGGACACCGACATTCTGGGCCTCCTGAGCCCCGACAAGATCGAGGCAATCGAACTGCTCGCCTTAGACGAGCAAGAACGCTTTGATGGCGATGGTGGGTACGATGAAGAATAAGCCGCCGCCAAGCATTGGATGGTGGCCCACCGGCGAGCACAAGGTGCGCTGGTGGAACGGCAAGTGCTGGTC